GTTAAAACGAGAGTTGCACAGTTGTAGCCTGAGTCTCTTGAGACAAGGGTTTTCCCTACATTCGATTATTCACGCAATGATCGTAGAATCAGAACGGTTGTCAGATTCCGCTAACGTGGTTGACGCAATCGAAGACAGTAAACATAGACCTTGAAGGATAGATAAAAATGAAATATGAAATGAAAGAAGGCAGTTTTACCTTATTTGTAAACGATAAAAAGCGTGATGAGAAAGATGCAGACTGGTCTGGCACCATCAAGCTAGCCGATGGGGTGGAGTATTGGTTTAATGGCTATGCCAAAGTAACCAAGACTGGCCGCAACTACATCTCTGGCAAGATTGGAAAACCAAAGCAACAGGGCTTTACTCCACGGGGTAACGATGAGATGCCGCGTGATGGGGATATTCCGTTCTAATGGATAAGGTCGTTATCGGTAACGCCACGCTGTACTGCGGGGATTGTAAAGACATATTGCCTAGTATTGGCCAGGTAGATGCTGTCGTTACAGACCCGCCGTATGGCGAAGTAAATAGAAAAAGCTCTGGATTAAGGAATCTGGATAAAGGACTTGCTGATATTGTTAATTTTGATGAATCTTGGTTAGCAGATCAATTTTCAAAAATAACAAACAGTATTTATATTTGGTGTGGCTTTAGTCAGATATCTTACTACACAGAAAAACTAAAAGAAAACGGATTTTCTAATAGGTTATGTATTTGGGAAAAGACAAATCCAAGCCCAATGAACGGTCAGCATTTATGGCTATCAAGTATCGAACCTTGCGTTTTTGCTAGAAAAAATGGAGCCATATTTAATCAGCATTGCGAATCGCCAGTTTGGAGATTGCCAACGGAGCCTAAAGAGTATCACCCAACAGCAAAACCAATTAAATTAATGGAAATATTAATAAATGCCAGCACAAATGAAAATAGCACGGTATTTGACCCATTTATGGGTTCTGGTACAACTGGCATTGCGGCGGTTCAAATGAATCGTAAATTTATAGGTGTTGAGCTTTCTAAACAATACTTTGATATTGCTTGTAAACGGATTGAGCAAGCTCAGGCCCAGCAAAGGATGTTTTAATGCCTAAAGTCAAAGCACAGATATCGAGCCAGATTCCATCCCTACAGAATTGGGGTGGGATTCGCTCGATCCAAAAGAGGTTAGAGCGTAGTGCGACTATTGCAGAGAACCGTGAAGCGGTAGCCTACAGTCTGCTTTGCATGGCCAATACTAAGATTACTGACATCATGGAGTGGGATGAGACTGGTCAAATTAAGGTTAAGGCTAGTAAGGATATTCCTGACCATGCCTTACAAGCCATCAAGAGTATTAAAGTTAATAAGGATGGTAATTTAGAGCTAGAGCTGTACGATAAGGTGGGTGTATTGAGGTTGCTGGCTAAGGCTAGTGGCTTACTTGATAACCCAGAGGATTCTGATAAACCGTCTGTAATTGGAATCAACATTAAGGCCCCAGACGTAACCGATGTGGAGATGCCATGATTGAGCTATTAGTTGCTTATTTGTTATTTGAAGGTGGTGCCAGCTGGGAATGGTGGGTACTTTATGTTGCTATATACGCAATGAAAATTGGATATCTGTGGCAACAAATGAAACGAGAGCAAGAAGAGCAAATGGTTATTAAAAAAATAATCATGCCAGATGAAATCAAGCGCGATCACTCTTCAAATCATTAAGTGGGCTGGTACCGCTCTGTGCTTGGTCGGCATAGCGCTGACCAGTTTTAATATTTATCCGCTCAATATCTTTCTATCTCTGGTTGGCTCTGGTCTATGGACTGTGGCCGCCATACAACAGAAAGACGCGCCATTATTTCTGGTTGAGCTAGTAGCTGTGGTACTGTACTGCATGGGGGTAATGGCATGGATGGGATGACACCAACTGTAATTGTGGATTGTGGGGCTAGCTACCGCGATACGTGCGAGAAGTGCGGCAAGCCACTAGAGATTGACCAAATCCATAAATGTTTTAATTACCTAGAGGCTGTAAACCGAGATGAGGCCGCATATAACGCCAGAATGGGTCGCTCTGGAGTGGTCTGGGCTGGGGATTAGTTTTATTTTTATATAACTTTTAAGTTTGAATAATGGATATTAAAGTAACCTTTAAGTTACCTTATCCCGTTTAAAGTAACATTTATGAGCCATTAAGTTACAATTTTTGAAACAAAGTGTTTAGTTCTAACGTGAGGAACAAATGAAAGTAGCCATAACATTCGTTTTATTGATATTTCATGCAACTGTCGGCGCGCAGACAAATATTTATAAGGGTTCTTTAAATTTACCCGCTGGCTATTCTGTACAGATCGGCAATACGGTTCTCTACTCGGATGCTTTAAATCTCCCTTTGGCTTACGAGCAGAAAATCGGCAGTACGTCTATTTACTCTGATGCCCTGAATCTACCGCTAGGGGCTAAGGTACAGGCGGGGCCTGAGCCGTATTTGCCGCCTACCAATACAAAGTTCTATACGATCTATGACGAACGATGAATGTATGGTTTTTGCGTTAGTCGTAGTAACGCTTTGGACTTTAGTTCTCTGGCTATTGATAGATTAAGTCTTATATAAGATATAAGAGTGTGGGCTGTTTAGGGAAAGAAGCCAGCAAAACCTAAACCTGGCACGTGAAACCAGTTGCCCACAAATTGATTATAGCTCTAACGGATCGAACGATCCAAACTCCAAGCTAATCATTTTGGCTCTGGCTCTAAACTTGGCATCGTGCCGCTCCCATCCAGCCTGACCTGATTTATTGACTGGCTCAGCCCAGCGCGAGCAATGAATCATCTCATGGGCGATAGTGGCCACAGCTGTCAAATAATGCGATAAACGCTTTCTTGAAATGGTAATGGTATGGGGAATCTCCGCGCCCTCATCGTAGAGGTACGTACCCAATGCCTCATTATCGTTATTCACGATAAAGCGACACAGCTCTACAGGCGGCATATTCCATTTATTGAATGGATGCAACTTGCAAAGCGTAATGTACGTATCCTCTAGGAATGTAGCGTTTAGTTTCATACCCGATTAATACAGCCTCTAAACTCAACTTCACCGTCTCCGCATACTTGAACCAGCTCTGGCATCAGTAGGCGCCCTTCTTCAAAGGATAACAGAGCGAATCCAGAGCGCCAGTTGCGGGGGTGATCTTCCATGTACGCAAACTGGGTAGCGAGCGGGTCGGCTAGGGTGCCAGTCTGTACCCCATAACGCGTGCCGTTCATATCTGACCAGGGCTGTACGGCTAAAACGTGGGTATGGCCCGTAATCATATTAACCCCAGATTGGAGCGTGTTATTGTGGCCAGCAGTCCAACCACCCTTCCAGCGATGCTTAATGCACGTATCCTCATTGACCCAGTAGGAATAACATGGTTTCCACATCGGGAAGTGATCTTTTAGGCTGGTGCCTGGTAATCCCTCTAGGGCTGGAGCGTTATTAATCATATAACCCTCAAAGCGGCTATCGTGGTTACCCAGAGTCCAGATCAGCTCAGCGCCTTTAGCAACCTTTTCAATCTCACCCATAAAATACTGGCAAGCCTCTAGCTCTTGCTTAACCGTAGGCAGTACGCTCCAGTCTAATCGTGGGAATCTTGAGGTACTTGCGCCATCGAACATATCGCCATTGGCTACGATGACCTGGGGTTTAAACTCTTTAATAAATACCAATAAGGCTTTAAACGCTGTGCTATAGTTATCTGGCCAAAAGTGGGCATCTGAGAATACGATTACTTTGCCCTTTTCCATCTCTCGGCCACGTCTGACATGGCCATCAGTTTGATCTATCTTTGGGAGCTTTTCTTTTTTTTGTTCTCTTTGAGAGTTAAATGTTTCTAGCTTGATTCCGCGCCGCGTTTCTATTGCGAGCCTACGATTCATCACCGATCTTGGGCTTAATTTGTGAGCCGCTCCCATTAATTTGGGGGAACCGTATTTATTCCACTCCTCTATAAACTGCTCATCTGTAAGATAGTAGCCAGCCATAAAATACCTTTATGTGATTAAAAAAGGGTATATCATTATTATTGTGCCGATATTACAATAACTTAGGAAAAAAGCAAGCCATGGCAAGAACTAAGGAAACATCAGCTAAAGAATTGCCCAAGTCTGGGCTAAATCTGGATTTCTCTAAATCCCCAGAGGTTTATCGGTTTCTCCAGTCTAACGCATTTGTGCGGGGGATGATGGGGCCAGTAGGCTCTGGCAAATCGTATGCGTGTGCGGCCGAGGTGTTTATCCGTGCCATTCAGCAAAAGCCTAGCCCTATCGATGGTATCCGATACACCCGTTTTGTCATTGTACGTAACTCTTACCCAGAACTCAAAACTACTACGATTAAGACCTGGCAAGACCTTTTCCCAGAGAATACCTTTGGGCCAATGCTCTATACCCCACCCATTACGCACCATATCAGGCTACCCGCCAGAGAGGGCGCGGCTGGGATTGACTGCGAGGTGATATTCCTAGCGCTTGACCAGCCAAAGGATGTACGAAAGCTATTATCTCTAGAGCTAACTGGTGCATGGGTTAATGAGGCGCGAGAGTTGCCAAAGGCCGTGATTGATGGCTTGACTCACCGAGTAGGGCGATATCCTACTAAGCGCGATGGTGGTGCTACGTGGCACGGTATCTGGATGGATACGAACCCAATGGATGACGATCATTGGTGGTATCGGATGGCTGAGAAAGAAAAGATGACTGGGCCATACGCTTGGAAGTTTTTTAAGCAACCTGGCGGGGTAATCGAGGTTAGCCACGATATGTTGCCAGAAAACCCAGAGGCTAATGATTGCATATTCTCGGCTGGAAAGTGGTGGCAATTAAATCCTAAAGCAGAAAATATCTCGAACTTGCCGCCTGGCTACTATCAGCAGATGCTCTTAGGTAAAAACCTAGACTGGATTCGCTGTTACGCTGAGGGCAAGTACACCTATGTACAAGAAGGCAAGTCGGTCTGGCCTGAGTACAACGATAACATTATGGCTGTGGACTTAGAGGTTGACCAGTCTGTACCC